TTTATTAACACTATATTATCAGCTTTATTCCATCCTTTTTGACTTATTTTCACTGATGTTTCATTTCTGTCTGCACCTGTTAATTTTTCCTTAGATGGTGCTATATTAAAATCTTCTTTACTTGAAGTTCCACCAGAAGAACCACTTGATCCTGTTGATTTTCTTTTATAAGTTGCTATAAAATCAGTACTATCATCAAAAACTAATTTACTTACCTGCTCTGATGTATATATTTTTTCATCTTTATTGTTCCTCCAACCACTAAACTCATAGTTTTCTCTTTGAGGATTAATTTGAATTTCATTTATACTAGAATTATCTGATATTTCTTTTTCATTAATTATACTTCCATCATAATCTATATATCTGATTCTACATTTCACTAATTTATCTATTGATATATTTACATCCATAGTCTCTGTATCATTTACTGGGCCATATTCATATTCCAAACTATAACTTATGCTATTTGGGAAGTCAGAAAGATTTTCCCATGTTAGAAAACCTGTTGAAATATTATAATTTTGTGGATATAATTCCTTTAATTTCGAATTTTCAATTCCTATATCTACAACTATATTTTCACCATTTTTTATAATGCTTTTTTCTATATATTGACCACTACATTCCAGTGAATTTAATTCTTTATTTTTACTTATATCTATTTTTGTTAAACTATTTTTCCCACAAAGTAAAGAATCTAATTTTATATTTGTAGATACATCTAAATCTTGTAATTTATTCTTAGCACATCCCAAATACTCAAGACTTGTAAGTCCTTTTATATTTAATTTACTTAGGTTATTACCTGAACAACTTAAATTTTTCAAAAAAACATTATTACTTAAATTAAGAGATTTAAGTTTATTGTTAGTACAATTTAGAGATTTCAACTTTTTATTATGACTTAAGTCTATACTTTTTAAATTATTATTAAGAAATTGCAAATTTTCTAAGTTCACATTATTACTTAAATCTATCTCTGTTAATTCATTACTAGTAAAAAATAAACTTACCAAATTTTTATTATTTTTAAGGTCTAAACTTGATAATTTATTTGCATCACAATGTAATTCATTAATAAGATTATTGTTTTTTAAATTAATGTTTAATATTTTATTTCCACTAATATCTAGATATTTTAATTTTATATTTTTACTTAAATCTACACTTTCTAGATTATTTGAACTACAATCAAGCTTTTCTAGATTTCTAAAATTTTCTATCCCATCTAAATTATCTATTTTGTTTGGGTTGGAAACATCTGGATTTTTATGTAAATCTAACTCTAAGCAACTCTCAATTTTATTTAAATCACTTTCATATATTTTATAGTTATCTTTTGATGCAACTTCATTTGTTAATGGATCATCCCTATTATCTAATACCTTTTCAACAATATCTCTTCTAAAGGATTCATCAACAAATTTATTGCTTATATCAACTTCCTTTACATTCTTTCTTTTATAAGATTTTATGTTATTGTTACTCTCTAAATCTAATGCATTTACAAATAATATTGATTTGTTCATTATCAATGTAACACTAACAACTATCAGTAATGATTTTATATACTTCTTAAATATCATAATCTACCCCCATACCTATTAATAATAAATAATATTTATCTAAATATTACCATACTTATGATTTTCAAGAAATACTAAAATATTTTATATAATCTATCTATTAATAAAATCTAATGCCTTATAAAGTGTATCAAATCTATCATTACCCTTTATCATAGTAAATTTTTCTTTAGTCATAGAACCAATCTTCTCACATGCTCTACCCCCTACAACATATAAATTTTCTGTCTGGCCAGGTACATAATCTTTTATATCACATATCAGTATTTTCCCATCATTATAACCCCAACCAACTACAGTTGCAGGGATTTTGTCAACTTCTCCATCATAAACAATTGTATGTTTGTACATCTGTTTAACTCCCTCATTATTTATATTTTTATTTAATACACCTTCTACAATTAACTTAGCAATACCTTCATGACCTAGTTTCTTAGCTTTCTCATAATCTTCTTTATTATCACAGAAGAAACTTTCAATTAATACTGCTGTAGGCTTTGAACTATTTAAGATATATAATCCTTTATCTAATTTAGCTCTTCTATTTCTAAATACTGTACCTAGCTTATTACATATTCTAGTTGCATATTCTAAACCTTTATTACTATAATATAGAACTTCTGAACCTTTTCCTTGACCATCACTTGCATTTAGATGTAGTTCTATAAGTAAATCATATCCTCCACTATTAACTCTAGGTATTTTATAAGTCTTTTCTTCTGCTTTAGTTTTAAACTGCTTTTCAGGGCATATTATTACATCTGCCTTATGACCTTCTTTTCTAAATGTATCTGCTAATACTGGTGCAAGAGATTTATTGTATTGGTATTCGTTAACTACTCCATCAGCAGAAGTGCATGCACCACTTTTTAAAATACTGTGTCCTACTGTAATACATATTTTCATTATTTATTTTCCTCCTTCTTTTCAATAAAAAAACACTTACATATAGTAAGTGTTTATAAACTTCTTAAATCAACTATTTTATTTAGCCAATATCTCTATCCAATTATTAGGAAAACCAATAAGCTTTAAGTCTATAGAATTATTATAATCATTAATTAACTTTTGAAGTTTTATAAAAAAACTATTCCAAATTAATTTGTCCATAGTCAAATGCTTCATAGCAAGTATATAAGAAAATATCTTTTTATTATCCAAGTTATACTTTTTATATTCGTTTTTTATTGTTATAATCCGGAAATTATTATTATATATTCTACCATAATGAGCGCATTGATTTCTGACCTGCGTTAATGATTGTAACCAAGATTTAACTAATAGAGTATTCACTCTACACAAATTATTTTTTATGTATCTAGTATCTTCTGGCAACATGTTTGAATATAATTTTGACAACATACCAAAAGTCATTATTTCCGTTGCAACCCAAATGGGAAGTTTTCCTTCATATTTTTCTTTATGGTGTATAATAAAAAGCTTATCTGAATTATTACTTTTTTCTCTCTCTAATGCTGTCAAAAAATTAATATAGAATTTTTCATCTTTGAAACTCTCCCTTTCTAGATATCCACAAGCACCATGTTTAATTGCTAATGTATATGCAATGTATGTCCTAAATGCTATTTCTATGCTCCCTAACAAATCTGTTAATAATATCCTAAACTCCTTATTAAACCTATATATATCATAAACTTCTTCAAACGTAGTTCCTTCTTTATATGAGCCATCATCATTCTTAAAACTTAGAAGATATGCTGTAAACCTATAATAATTGACATTACTTAATACAAATTTAGCATCTTCTTTATCATTTATTATTAATCCTCTACTTTTTAAAATATCTATTTGTTCATCAAATGTTTTTTCTTCTTTTACTTCAACCATTGTTTTCACCTTTTCATAGATATACTTTTATATAATAAAACCCACCAATTAATATTAGTGGGTAAATTTATCTGTCCCGCCTATTTGAGCTATAAAAGAAGCTTGGCGGGTTCCTTCAAAAATCAATGTCCCGTATATTTGAGCATATAAATGCTTTACGAGTTCTGTACTATTATTATATACTTATTAGCTATAAAAGTATACTCTATTTAATGAAATTTTTAAATTTTTGTGAGTAATAATATTTTTGTTAATTTCATTACTTTTCACCATCCTTCAACTGTTTGTAAGTTTGATTTATACCTATTGCAACTCCCCAACAAATTACACCTTGCAGTACTGAATCAGCATTTAATCCTAACATCCATATTGAGAAACCTATTCCAAGTATCAATAACACTACTGGAATGTATTTATTATCTAATTGTTTATATTTTTTGCAACCTGCTCCTATAACATAAAGAGCAGCTACTAAAATTAGCAACTGCTCTGGTATAAAACTTATTAAATTATCCATTTATTTTCCTCCTTAAAATATTCCTTTCTGAACTGCAAATATAAAAAAACCTATTAGAGTTGTAATCATTGTCCCAATCAACCACTTCAACATACTTGTCAGTGAATTCAAGTTTTCGCATAGTGCCTTTAACTCTGCTTTAGACTCTATATTTGCTATCTTTAATTCGTCTATTTCTTCTCCATGTTTATTTATTCTTGTTTCATGTCTTTTTAAATCTGCTTCGAAAAGTTCTTCATTCATGTAAGCCTCCTTATTTTTGAATAAAAAAAGACTATGCTATATAGTCCTCTCCTGTTATTTCTTTATATTCTGTTGATGTTATCTTATTCTTTTCTACTGCTGTTTTAACTTGCTCTTTAGTCCAATTACCATTATTATAGAAATCTGTTATTATCTTATACCAGTTCATTTATATCACCCCATTTGACATTAATTGAAATGTTAAATCTGCTATTGTTTGTTCTGTAGAATTTACTTTATCTTCTATGCTACTTTTAATATCTGTATATCTATAGAAAACCTCTTTAGTATCTATATTTATAAATAACTTTGCTTCTTTATTTTCTACATATTTTTGTGCTGGTAATCTATCAACCAAAATGCCACTTTTTAAATCTTCTTCTGATAATAAACTTGGCTTATAGTGTATCATTCCAACATATTTAATATTTTGTTCCTCTGTACTCATTAAATTTCCTAAATAAATCATATTAAAACTCCTTTCCTTTTCTTGGCAAATAGCAATCTTTAAAATTTATAATTGAAATCATATTTTTTATATCAGAAAAATCAACTCCATATATTATATTATCTCTAATAGTTATATTTGTGGTTGGAGAAAAATAGGAGTTCTGTTTGCATACATACTCTTTAACAAGCGTTAAATCAGAATTAAGCTTTAATATACTCTTATCGGTATCATTATAAGCATATATATAATTACCATCATTTGTTATTCCAGTAATTTTTTTATTTGAATTATTAAAGTATTTAAGATTGTGTGCGTTTTCATTAACTTTTTCTATTCCAATCATACAACGATTAGTTTCTGCATATTGCCCAAAGATTAAATAAAGTAAATCATTAAACACCATGAGCCTTCTATAATCAGCATTATTAGTAAAATTATAAAAACTAGAAATAGATTTAAATTCTAAATCAATATAAAAAAGTCTAGTATCAAAAGAATTTGGATAATATATAAAATATAATTTATTTTTATATACAACCATATTACTCATTTTTTGTCTTATTGTATACAATTCGGTAAATTCTTTTCTGATTACTGTATCTAGTGTATTAGCATCAACTTTACTAATTAATTTCGATATTGTAGTATAATATATATTCCCATCATAATAGCAAAAAAGACCATTTGTATCATTCACAGGTACATCACCTTTTGATAATTCTATAGCTCCACTATTTTTATTAATCTTGTAGGCACTTGTATTCCCAAATATATACAGATATTCATCAGATAGGCATATAAAAGATATATTTGATACACTCAAACTCTCTTTGCTTATTTCATAAATAATATTAAAGTCACTATCGCATTTAATAACTTTATTCAGAAATAAAATATAAAAATCACCATCAGATAATATATCTCTAATTTCAGTATCATTATTTATATCTGATTTATTATTAATCATTAGAGTTTTACTTGTATCTTTGTCTGTAACTAATCTTAAATCTAATCTACCAGTTGAAGAATTAATTTTATTCTTTATTTCTTCCCATGTATCACTTGTAGTAACCTCTGCACCTTTGGAGTTTAATGCTGTTACTACATTATTTTTAGCATCAACTCCATTTTGAAAAACCTCTTTTAAAGCATCTTCTACATTATCACTTGTAAAGTTATTCTCTGTATCTTCTATAGTTACATTCTTTGCTTCTAATACAAGATTTCTAACTTTATTAACTAACTCTTTAAAAGTCATTTAGTCACCTTCTTTCAATAAAAAAGAACCCTCTATATAGTTGGTTCTGCTCCTTTGACTACTTCACTATATTCAATTATATAATCCTCTACAGCCTTTCTGTACTCTGTGTTAGTTACATCATCTAACTGAAATTCTCTATTTTTTAAAGGATTCAATCCTCCATTTAAAATCCTCTCTGCTAATATTCTTACTACAATTTCATTTATCATTATAATAATCCTCCTACTTTCTCATTTTCATTTAATAAAATTTGATTTTCTAACTCTTGTATTCTCTTTTCTTCTTCACTCACATAAATTGGTATTTCTTCTAAAATTGGTTGTTTAGTTTCTATATTTATACCTACAATTCTATTTCTTGTATAGTCTATGCTTCCATACTCAACATCAATACAATGTAATTCAGTTATTGTATCATGTTGCAATATATCTCCTGTTGCTTCTCCTGTTTGCAAGAGTATTTTGCCTGTTTGGTCACATATAATTCTATTTGCTCTATTCACTTTATCACCCCATTTATACAAATTTTATAGCATACCAATTATATAAGACTCCATCTATTTCTGGAATTATAGCTGGAACATAAGTATTATTTTCTATCCAAATACTTCCTTTATTGCTTTTGTATGCTTGCCCAAAAGCGGAATAATTTTGGTTTCCATATGGTTTACGAAATTTGGAAGTAACAACAAAATCAGTTTCTCCAGAGATTGAAGAGACACCTGATGTACCAAAAACAAAATGTTTATAATATACGCTAGAGCTGTCTTTGTATTCGCATTCAGCAAAAAAAAGGTTAGGAACAAAATTTAATCCTTCAACTCCAATCCAAGTCTTAGGTTGACGTTCATAATTGTTATTGTGGTTGCTATCGTATAAATAAGCAAACCAAAGTGAATTTTGTATGATAGATGTAGTTCCATGAGCAATCTTATATTTTGCGTTTAATTGAGATATTATATTATTTTTTTCTGTTAACTGATTCATCAAATCCTGCACACTAGCGTCTGAACTATTAAAACTTGTTTTAATTTTCTCTGATAATTCCACTAAGGTATTATTTAAACTTGCCTCTATATTTTTAAATGCCAAAGTGTTTATAATACTTGTTTTACCAGTTTTAAATCCTGCATTAACCTCAACTAATTTTGTTGATATATCATTTAAATTCACATTTTCGGGTAGTGGCATTATATTCTTACTTATACTTAATACTTTTTCTGCTGTAGCATTATTACTGTCTGTAACAACTATTTTAAGCGTGTGTAGTGCATTATCTTCTAATGTATAGTTAATTGTTTTCTCTTCTGTTAAATCTGTTGTTATAGTTTCTTTTAATACATCATCTATAAATATTTCTATTTTAGTTAATAGCGTAGGGTCTGTGTGGTCAGCTTTGAATGTTGCTGTAGTTGAGTTATATGAGGATATAGTTAAAAATGGCAATGCTTGTAGTAGTGTTATCTTAGCGTAACCATCTGCTTTAGTAGTATTGCCACCAGTAGTCATAACTACATTTTCTAGCCAATATTCAGACGTTGGTATATATCCTTGTGGTTTATAACTATCTTTAGTTAGTGCGTAACCACTTCCTCCGCCTCCACATTCATTAGAATAAGAAGCAGCACCACCATACCAACCACCTCCACCACCTACTCCTATTCCACCATAACCTCCTTTTCCTAACGAACCATGGTATTCTTCTGTATCGTAACTTGTTCCACCTTGGTATTGAGAACCGCCACCACAAAAATCTCTGTCACGACCAATTCCATTAACACCTACATAACCACCACCATGACCAACGGAACGAGCAGAAGCAAAATTGTTTTTCATACCTCCACCACCGCCCGCAACAAGTATGCGTGAAAGCAAACTTTCAGTGTTATTCCAAGTTGCACTAAGATAATAAAGTCTTATATCAGTTGCTCCACCACCGTATTTAGAATAAGCAAAGTTACCAGTAGTAACTTTGCCAGTAACGCCTCCACCGTTAAAACCACTTCTAGTGAGACTTGAACCTTCGGAAACTTTCTCATAACCGGATTGACCGACACAAATTTGTAGATTAGTTCTTTTTTTTAATACAATTTCACCTTTTGAATAACCACCTTTTGCACAATCAGTCCAATCGCTTGTATCGACAGCACTGCCGCAAGCACCCCAACATTCTAGTTTATATCGCCCAGGTAGCAATGAAACATTTTGTACATAATTAGCATAATTAAAATTCCATTCAGTCTGCATTTTCCACTCTCCTCTCTAACAATAAGTTATCAACTCATTTACACTTGTTGCAATATTAGATAAACCACCATTTACTTTTTCTTCTAAATTAAGAAATCTATCTTCAATTTTCTTAGATGAATAAGTAGTCATTTCAGATACTCTGTTATCATCTACAGTTGCATTTATAAAATGAGTTTCTGCATTTCCATTTATCACATAGACATTTAATTCAACTTTTACCTCACTTCTAATTTCTATAGAATTATCATCTATAATTTTAAAGTTTGTAACTACATTTTCTTTTGTAGTAGCATCTATAATATTTACAACTATTCTCTGTG